AGGTGGTGCTGGAGGAGGTGGCTGGGATCGTTACAACACCAAGGGTGAAAGAATTGGCAAGTGCGGTGACAGGAAAAAAGGCGAGGGAAAACCTAAATGCCTATCCAAAGCCAGAGCGGCATCATTGAGAGCTTCAGGCGGCAAAAAAGCGATCGCGGCGGCTGTAAGAAGAAAAAGAAGTAAAGACAAAAATCCTGACAGGCGTGGTAAAGCAATTAACGTTAGGAACAAGAAGAAAAAATAGTTTGCATTGATCCAAGATCTGTTATATACTGTTGGCAACAACAGGAGATAAAATGGCAGTAAGAAACTTCAATGACGCAGAAAAGCAAAAACTAATCCAAATCATATCACAGGGTTCACAGGTGTTAGGCGAGGTCGAGGACCTAAGGGCAGGACTTAAGGACACTGTGAAAGCAATAGCAGAAGAACTAGAACTTAAACCAGCACTGATCAACAAGGCAATATCAGTCGCACACCGAGGCAACTACCAGAACATCGCTGACGAGATGGACACACTGGAGAGCATACTTAACACAGCCGGCAAACTTTAGTGATAAAGTTACTCAAGGAATTTTGGGTAAACAGTTACAAGACAGATTCAACAGCGTTCTACCTCGAACTGTTTTCTGTCATAGTGACAGTTTGCGGATCAGCAGTGTTGACTTTTACATCTCCTGAGCCTATAATGAGTATAGTATTTCCGCTGTATTGGTTAGGTTCCAGTACTATGTGTTACGCAGGGTACAGACGTAGATTGGTTTGGATCGCATGCCTCACAGGATGGTTCACTATAATGAACACAATAGGATTATATAAAGTATTTGTACAATGAGTTACATAGACGCACTTTACAAAAAAGACGAAGACAAAATATATGTCGTAGAACGTGATCCTAAAAAGGGGCGTGTATTTGTTGAGTATGACGCAAGATATGTGTTCTACTATCCAGACGCAAGGGGCAAACACAGAGGAATGACTGGCGAACCTTTGCAAAGAGTCATGTGCCAGACCAATAAAGAATTCATAAAAGAGCAACGTATAAGATCAAACAAGCAACTTTATGAACACGATATCAATCCAGTGTTTAGGTGTTTGGAGGAGAATTATCTAGGTAAGGAAACTCCAAAACTAAACGTTATGTTCTTTGATATTGAAGTTGACTTCGATCCTGATCGAGGTTATTCAACAACAGATGATCCGTTCATGCCCATTACTGCCATTAGTTGTTACATGAGCTGGACGGATCAACTGGTCACACTTGCAGTGCCACCAAAAACAATCAGTATGGAAGATGCACAAGAGCTAACAAAAAGATTTGATAACACCATGTTGTTTGAAAAAGAAAAGGACATGCTAGATGCTTTTCTACAACTTGTAAATGACGCAGATATTTTGTCAGGCTGGAACAGTGAGGGTTATGATATTCCATACACTGTGGGGCGTATCCAAAAAGTTTTGAGCAGTGATGATACGAGGCGTCTGTGCTTCTGGGGAGAGAAACCCAAGAAGAGAGTGTTTGAAAAATATGGTAGAGAGCAGTTAAGTTTTGATCTAGTTGGAAGGGTGCATTTAGACTTGTTGGAATTATATAGGAAATACACATATGAGGAAAGACACAGTTTCAGACTTGATGCGATAGGTGAACACGAACTAGGCGAGAAGAAAACTGTGTATGAGGGATCACTAGATAATCTCTATAAAAATGACTTTGGTTTGTTCATTGAATATAACAGACAAGACACTGCACTATTGGCCAAACTCGAAAAGAAATTAAAATTCATAGAACTGGCCAATGAGATCGCACACCAGAACACTGTGCTACTACAGACAACAATGGGTGCTGTGGCAGTGACTGAACAGGCCATAGTCAACGAGGCCCACAGGCGTGGAATGCAGGTCATGGGCAGGAAGTACAAAAAAGATGGAGAAGAGAATCAACCGGCGGCGGGTGCATACGTGGCCACGCCAACGAAAGGCATACACGATTGGATTGGATCTATAGATATCAACTCCCTGTACCCAAGTGTGATCAGGGCATTGAACATGGGGCCTGAGACCATTGTCGGACAGATACGTCCGGTGATAACATCAGCAGAGATCAACAGGGCCAAACACGCCAAAAAATCATTTGCGGCGGCCTGGGACAGCCAGTTTGGTAGCTGGGAGTATCAGGCGGTGATGAATCAGGAGAAAGGCACAGAGATAATAGTAGACTGGGAAGACAAGACCAGTGTGAGGATGAGTGCGGCGCAACTGTACGAGATCATATTCGATGGCAACAACAAATGGATGTTAAGTGCGAATGGCACAATTTTCACATATGAGTATGAGGCGATCATTCCAGGATTACTGAAACGTTGGTATGCAGAGCGTCAGGAAATGCAACAGAAAATGCATGACTCCGGTGACAACGATATTGAAAAAGAATATTGGGACAAGAGACAACTGGTTAAAAAAATTAATCTAAACAGTCTGTATGGCGCAATATTGAATCCAGGCTGTAGGTTCTTCGACATGAGGATTGGACAAAGTGTCACCTTGACAGGCAGATGCATCACCAAACACATGGCGAGCAAAGTGAACGAGATTGTGGCAGGCAAATATGATCACAAGGGCGAGAGCGTGGTTTATGGAGACACAGATTCTGTGTATTTCACTGCACAAAAGACTCTCCAAAAAGAAATAAATGACGGCACTATTCCGTGGACCAAAGATTCAGTGGTTGCATTGTACGATAGGATCTCAGACGAAGTAAATGGATCATTCAAGTCGTTTATGACAAAGGCATTCCATACTCCAAGCACACGTGGTGAGGTCATAAAAGCAGGTCGAGAACTAGTTGCATCCAAAGGTCTATTCATCACTAAGAAAAGATACGCTGTGTTGTACTACGACAAAGAAGGCAAACGCACCGACGTTGAAGGCAAAGAAGGAAAAATGAAGGCAATGGGTCTTGATCTCAAGAGATCAGATACTCCAGTGTTTGTACAAGATTTCCTAAGTGATCTTTTGTACATGGTGTTAACAGGCAAGACCGAAACAGAGGTGCTTGAAAAAATAAGTTTATTCCGAGCAGAGTTCAAAGCAAGGCCAGGTTGGGAAAAAGGATCTCCAAAGAGGGCCAACAACATGACCAAATACACAGCGGCAGAAGAAGCCAAAGGCAAGGCAAATATGCCAGGACACGTTAGAGCAAGTATGAACTGGAACAGATGCAGGGAGATGTACGGCGACAAATACAGTATGCCAATAACGGATGGTGCTAAAGTGATAGTGTGCAAACTGAAACAAAATCCGCTAGGCTACACAAGTATTGCATATCCAGTGGATGAAATGCGCATACCCGAATGGTTCAAAGAACTGCCTTTCGACGGTGATGCCATGGAAGCAACAATTCTTGACCAAAAGATTGATAACCTTATAGGGGTTTTGGGCTGGGACGTGCAGAGCACAGAGACCACTAACACATTCAACAAACTGTTTGAATTTTAAATAAGAACATGTTGAGCATCGAAGAAATTAAATTACTGATAGAAAAGTTAGAAAAATTGAAAGACGGAAAAGCACTTGATATCCTGTTAGAGCAGAATCTAAAGAAGCTAAAGGATTTCGAGTTAGCAGTCGATGCCAACAACAGTATGCAGATCGATAGATTAGACAAAACACTGGATTGGTTCCGTAGGGATCTCGAAGAAAAAAGTCAAAAACCTACCATTGACGAAGGATTGTATAGGATGATACAGACAAAAATATTCCAATTTGCCAGAACAGATATGTACAACAGCCTTGAGATCGGTCCAGGCAATGGCATGTTCTCAAAGGATTTCAGAGCATGGAGGCTAAACTTTTTTTTAGATCTTATGCTTGATCATGAAGTAACAATTAGGAAAAAATTCCCATCCGCACATCAGAAGTATTTGAAATTCCTTAAAACTGATCGCACTAATTGTGAAAGAATACCCACAAACTCCTGCAATTTCGTCTTCAGTTGGGACACGTTCGTGTTCTTTACACAGCAACACATCAAAGAATACATCAGAGACATCAGGCGGGTTTTGGTCGACGGTGGTTATTGCTTCTTACAGTATGCTGATTGTCATTTCGACTACGATCTTAAACAGGCAAAAAGAGGTTATTGGAACTACAACACCAAAACGGCCATGGAGAAGATGATAGAAGACGCAGGATATGAAGTGGTAGAAATGAACATGTTCAGGCATGGTGCCAGCTATGCAATTTTCCGAAAGCCTGGTAAACAAAATCCAGTTGTGTATAAAGTTTCTGAAATAACACTAGACTAAGATCTAAATATAATATACAATTATTGAATTATGATAGATATCTTGAAAGACATCGTTAAACA